GAAGTCGGTTTTCCGTCTACAGAAGAAACATTGCTTACAACTTACGCAGAAGATAATAATAATCTTTGTGATACTGTTTATGGATATGTACCATGTTCAATTATTGATGAAGTGATTGAGAAACATGGTGGAATAGATGAATCTAAAATAGATTTGTTGGGTAAATGACACTAAAGCCAGGTCGAGGGGACGGACCTCCATACCTGAGTGTGACTAAGTGACTCTACCTAGATGAAGTTAAGAGTCCTACCAATAAGGCCCATAGGTACGTGCCATCGGGATGAGGATAGGATAGTCTAGGCTCTGCCCAACATTAACATTTTTTATAATAAGAAAGTGAATAATAATGAAAATTTCAATAGATATTAATGAATTGAGAAAAAAGAAAATATTTGTCGGTACGCCCATGTATGCTGGAATGTGTCATGGAATGTACACTAAAGCATCTTGTGACTTGGCAACAACTGCCACAAAATATGGAATGGACATAAAATTCTTTTATCTTTTTAATGAAAGTTTAATTACAAGAGCACGAAATTACTTAGTAGATGAATTTCTACGTTCCCCTTATACCCACCTGATGTTCATCGATTCGGACATTAACTTTAATCCTCAAGATGTATTAGCACTTGCTTCTATGATTGGAGAAGATAAACCAATTATTGGCGGTCCTTATCCCAAAAAATGTATTGCTTGGGAAAAAGTTCGTAATGCTGTTGATGCGGGATTAGCAGATGAAGATCCTACTGTATTAGAAAAATTCACAGGGGATTTTGTTTTCAATCCAACAGCAGGTACAACTCAAATTAAAGTAAATGAACCTACTGAAGTATTAGAAGTTGGTACAGGTTTTGTTATGATTGGTCGTGAAGTCTTTGAAAAATTTAGAGAAGAATATCCACAATTTTCCTACAAACCAGATCACAATCGTTCAGAACATTTTGATGGTAAACGGTATATTCATGCATTTTTTGATACGGTAATTGACAATGAAGCTTATGCAGGAAAAGGCTCAGGTGGTTCAGATCGTTATTTGTCTGAAGATTATATGTTTTGTCAATTTGCAAGAAAGATAGGATTTACAACTTGGTTGTGTCCCTGGATGGAAGTGAACCATGTTGGTACTTATGTTTTCAATGGTACATTAAAAGATTTAGGTAAATTGGATTATGCCTCTCATGGAGTAGATATAGACAATAGACCAAAAGCAGAAGAACGAAAACAATCAAGAAAAAAAAGGAGAGCAGCAGAACGAGCAGACAAAAAGAAAGGAAAGAAAGTTAACCTTACAACTCCTGAAGGATAACTTGACAAATCAACAATACATGATATAATAAGATATACAATCCAGTAATACTAATCATACAAGGAATACGATGAAATTAACAGCCGAAACAACCGCGATACTTAAAAATTACGCAACAATAAATCAGAACATACAATTCAAACAAGGTCAATCACTATCAACAATTTCCCCTCAAAAAAATATTCTGACGAGCGCAGAAATTAGTGAAAATATTCCCAGAACATTCGCCATCTATGATCTCAACAAATTGTTGGGAGCACTTAGTCTTTTTGAAAAGACTCCAGAATTAAATGTTGGAGAAACCAAATTGAATATACACAATGGCGAATATGAATTGGATTATGTTTACGGAGATCCTGCCATGTTAGTTTTACCTCCAGAGAAAAAACTTGACTTTCCTGATCCAGAAATCAATTTTAAACTATCAAAAGATTCTTATGATGCTTGTCTAAAAGCGGCACAAGTTTTGGCATTACCAGAATTGGTTGTACATGGTGATGGTAATAAAATATTTTTAGTAGCAACTGATACTAATAATAATTCTTCCGATGAGTTTCGTAAAGAAGTAGGAACTACAGATAAAGAATTTCAGATGGTTTTCAAAATTGAGAACATGAAACTTTTGAGTGGCGGATATCAAGTTGGAATCTCTTCCAAAGGTATCGCACACTTTGCACATGAACATTCAAAACTACAATATTGGATAGCAACAGAACAAAATTCAAATTATAATGGATGATAACAAAGTAAATTTAGGAGAAATTGGCGAAAAGATAGTTGCTAATTATATGAATAGACAAGGGTGTATAGTAGAACAATCTCTTGATCCTTTTGATTCTCAAAAAGATATGAAAATAGATGGTAAATCTCTTGAAGTTAAGACACAAGTACCTTATGTGCTTAAAAAATGTTTTACACTTGAAAAAAATCAATTAAAGAAATGTTTAAATGCCGAATACTTTGTGTTTGTACAGGCGCCTTGTGAATATTGGAATGAGGCGGCCATATATCAAGTAGAGAGAGGATTTAAATATGGAACAAACAGAATGAAGAATGGAGATGAGAGAGTCACCATACCAATAAACCAACCTGCCATTAATAAATTATGTCCAATAGAGGGTCATGATAAAGAAATATTAAGGCGTTATGCTACAAATTATAATGGATAAAATGAAAATGGACAAACCCTACCCAACATTTATAGATTGGCCAGATCGCCCCTCATGTTCGAACTGTGGTAAGCCTTGTGAGGCGGACAATCACTACAAATCTGGTAAAATAAAATGGCGTGATATGTGTTATGATTGTCATGACCATAGAACAGATCAAAATTATCTTGCAACTAAGTTTGTAGGTAGTTCATTACCATTTTCAGAATTAGAATCATTTGCACGGTTCAATTAATGGATAACTTTTTATGGGTAGAAGAATTCCGCCCGAAAAGAGTGGCGGATTGTATTCTATTAGAGCCAATTAAAGAAGTCTTTCAAGGTTTCATTAATGATGGTAAGATTCCCAATTTACTTTTATCTGGTGGTGCAGGTGTAGGTAAAACTACAGTAGCACGTGCCATGTGTGATGAAATTGGAGTTGATCATTTAATGATTAATGGTTCTAATGAGGGAAGGAACATAGATACTGTTAGAACACTTCTTCAGCAATATTGTAGTTCAGTTTCCATGCAAGGTGGAAGAAAAGTTGTCATAGTCGATGAAGCAGATTATATGAATGCTGAATCGGTTCAACCAGCACTTAGGGGGTTCATTGAAAAATTTAGCGCCAATGTTAGTTTTATCTTTACTTGTAATTTTCGTAATCGGATCATTGATCCTATCCATAGTCGTTGCTCTGTAATAGAATTTGTAATTCCAAGATCAGAGAAGCCTAAACTAGGACAAGAATGTTTGATAAGAGTCAAAGAAATTTTGACAGCGAAGGGAGTCAAGTTTGATGAAAAAGTTCTTATTGAATTAGTTCTAAAACATTTCCCTGATATGAGAAGGGTAATAAATGAACTTCAGAGATATGCGGCAGGCGGAGTTATAGATGCCGGTATCTTGGCACAGATTGGTGAGATCAATCTCCTTGAATTGATGAAAGCATTGAGAGAAAAACATTTCTCAGAAGTTCGTAGATGGGTCACTCAAAATATTGATAATGACCCAGTAAAGATTTTCCGAAAGATTTATGATGGAATACACGAACATCTTAAAGATACTTCAATCCCGCAAGCTGTTCTTATTATTGCAGAATATCAGTATAAGTCTGCGTTTGTTGCAGATCAAGAAATTAATTTAGTCGCCCGTCTCACAGAGATGATGGTAGATTGCGAATTCAAATGAACGAAGAATTATTAAAAATTTATGAAGATAATATAAATGAATTTGGGTTGCCAGTATTTGATTTATTCACCTGGCAGAATCTAAATACAAAATATGTCGATTCAGACACATCTTTGCCTATGTCTAAACGGGCAAAAGTCATGATCGATACTCTGATTCATTTTTTTGAAAAACACCATCCTAAATTTCCATTCAGGGAATTTGACATGCACGAAGTTAGACAAAATTTTTATGATTTGTGTGATCTCAATTTAAAAGACAATATTTTCCCAAAAGAAAAATGTAAAACAGTCCATGAAAAATATGATGACTACGTTGGCAATTTTCCAGAATGGGGAATAGGTATTTTAAATTTCAGTTCAAACTACAATTCTATTGCTGATGCTTTTATGAATCGTGAACGAATGAAATGTGGTTATGATCGTTCGCCAAGTCCAATTACAATGTGGAATGATCAAACAGATTTGAAACAAATTCTTTCTCCAATATGGAGACTTCATCCAGATTGTGGGATGCCTCTCAAAAATAATTTGTACATTGAAGGAGTTCGAGTTGGAGCATATTTTGCAGGACAATTCAAGCCAGCAGTAGCAAAAGCTTTTTATGACTTTACTAAATCAAAAAAGGTACTTGATACAAGTTCAGGTTGGGGTGATAGAATGGCAGGATTTTTTACTTCTAATGCCGAAGAATATATTGGAATGGATCCGAATGGTGATCTCCATGAAAATTATCACAAGATGGCAGTTCAATATGAAAATTGGTTAGGTTGTGAAAATCCCAAATCAGAATTTGGAGATAATTGGTTTTCGGTTGAAGGAAAAAAGAAGGTGAAGATTTTCAGATCGCCAGCAGAAGATTTGCCGTGGGATGAAATTCCTAATGACATTGATATCATGTTTAGTTCTCCGCCATACTTTGCTACTGAACGATATGCAGAAGGTAGCAAGTTTGAAGATGATCAATCTTGGAGTAGATATAATTCATATGAAGAATGGAGAGATGGGTTTTATCTTCCTGTAATGAAAAAGGCATTTGATAAATTGAGTCCAGGTGGATGGTTAATGGTCAATATTATGGACCCGAAGGTTAAAGGAAAACGACATAAATCTTGTGATGACTTAGTAAATGATCTTAAAGAACATTTCAAAGGTCAAATCGGAATGAGAATCATGGCTCGCCCAAAAAGTTTAAAATCTTTTGAGGGAGATACACATGAAGAAAGAAAAGAAAAATACGATGAATGGCAAGCAAAGTGGTTTGTCGAATCTGTTTGGTGTTTTCAAAAACCTGGCGGAGAAGATGTTGATCTTTTTGCTCCTTATAAAGATTCTACTTTGGACGGTATGGGAGAAATTGTTATACAAGAACCAATCAAAAAGAAAAAGCTCTCAGAAGCAATAACAGGAAAAACCACGTTAGAGGGGTTCTTTGATTAATGAAATTACACCAATAAAAGCTTATACTATAGAAGGTAAAAAAGTTTATGTAAAACGTGATGATCTTATGGGAGATGGTACAGTACATCCGCCGTGGGGTAAATTGACTGCTCTTAGGAATGTATTAACTTCTATAAAATCTTCAAAGCCTTTAATACATCTTTCTGTTTATGGTTCGTGGTCTGGATGGGCACTCGCTGAAGTGTCAAAAGAATTAGATTATGAATTTATTATGGCCTATCCTGATTCCAAAAAATTCCCACAACATATCCTAGAAAAATCAGAAAACGTTCTTCCTATTAAACCTAATATGATGAACATAATGTATAATAAGGTTGGTCAGATAGCAAGGGAAAAGAATTACATTAGACTTCCATATGCGTTTGACCACGATGCCTATATAGCAACGCAAAGACAAAGATTAAGAGAAGTTAAGAAAGTTCTCGACTTTGATCATTTGGTTGTTTCTTCTGGTTCTGGCGTTACTTGTTTGGGTTTGATGTTAGAGCATGAGCCATGGGCGTCCTTGCTTGATCCAAGAAATACAAGAACATTTCATACAGTAAATGTATCTGGTGAAGACACAATTAAAAAGAAATTTCTCAAGCATCAAATACAACCATCAGAACAAATTGAAATAGTCAAGAGTGAATTTGAATTTGATGATATGATGGAATCGTATGAAACCCCTTTTCCATGTAATGAATTTTGGGACAAGAAGGCATGGTATTGGTTAG